ATTGAGCGCACCACCGACTTTGTTACTGCCGGGGATCTTCGCGCCTCAGCTCTAAACGAACAGCTAGACGGTTTGACCATCTTTGATCAGCAGATTGCAGAAGAGCAAAAGCGCACACTGCAAGCCCCGGTCTATGACCCAGCTCACGTTGATGATGGCGGCACATTAGATATGACACTGCCAGCTAAGGCGGCTCGCGCTGGTAAGTATCTGCAATTTAATAGCACGACAGGCAACCCAGAGGCTGGCCCTGATAGCACCGATGTTACCGCATTGGCTGATATTGCTACAGATATTTCTACACTGGCTGACATCGAGGACGGCACTGACGCAACAGACGCTATTCAGACTGTCGCTGGCATTTCAGCTAACGTGACAACGGTTGCTGGCATTGCGGCTAATGTAACTACCGTTGCTGGCATTCAATCTGATGTGACTGCGGTGGCGGCTGACGCTACCGACATTGGCACAGTAGCCACAAACATTGCTTCTGTTAATACGGTTGCTGGCAATATCAGTGAGGTTATCGCTGTTGCCAATGATCTTAATGAAGCGGTGTCAGAGGTTGAAACCGTTGCCAATGATCTGAATGAGGCAGTGTCAGAAATCGAAACTGTTGCCGCATCTATTAGCAATGTTGATGCCGTTGGCACAAATATAGCCAATGTTAATACGGTAGCTGGCATTGACAGTAATGTTACTACGGTGGCTGGTATCTCAGCAAATGTAACAACTGTGGCTGGGATTAGCGGCAATGTAACAACTGTGGCTGGCATATCTTCTGACGTTACTACGGTGGCGGCTGATGGCACTGATATTGGTACTGTTGCAACTAATATTGCCAATGTTAATTCTGTTGCTGGAAATGCTACAAACATTAACAATGTCGCTGGTAATGCTACAAACATTAATACTGTTGCTGGCATTTCAGCAGACGTATCCACAGTGGCTGGTGATAGCGCAGACATCCAAGCGGTTGCGGCTGATGCGACTGACATCGGCACAGTGTCCACCAATATTGCTAACGTCAATACGGTGGCTGGTTCTATTGCTAATGTTAACACTACTGCCACTAATATAACTGGCATCAATAGTTTTGCAGAGCGTTATCGTGTTGGCGCAACTGATCCCACAACGTCACTTGATGAAGGGGATTTATTCTTCAACACAACCGATAATACCTATAAATTTTACGATGGATCGGCTTGGCAAACTGTTAATGTGTCTGGCATTGGATCTGTCCTTGATGATGCCACACCCCAGCTTGGCGGCGACCTAGACCTTAACAGCAACGACATTACTGGCACTGGCGATATAAACATCACTGGCGCTGTGACGGCTGATGGTGTTCTGAACAACAACAAGTCAGAGTTTTTTGCATCAGAAAGCGCATTGGTTTCCACAGGTAGCACTGCAAAAGTCTATGCTACAAATAGCACTTTTGATGGTGTAAACGGCTCACTTGTTCTGCAAAGCCGTCCAACTTCTGGTGCTGATGTTTACATTGCTACAGGCGCAACACCTAAAAAAGTGGCAAAGTTTGATGATGGCGGCGACATCAGCTTTTACGACAACACAGGCGTGACGCAAGGTTTCTTCTGGGATGCTTCAGCGCAGCGATTAGGGCTGGGAGAAACTTCGCCAGCTTCTTTATTACACCTAAATCAGGGTTCTGGTGGTGATGGCTTACGTTTTGACCGTGATAGCTACGACACTATGGACATCGAATTGTCTGAAAGTGGCTTTCGTATTCGTAATGAAACTGACGGACGAACTGACTTATTTATTGATGGGTCAGGCAACGTGGGCATTGGGGTGGTTTCGCCGGGGGCTAAAATTGATATTAACTCATCCACGGAAGGCGATGTATACTTTCGTGGTGGTACTGGCGCAACAAGACAACTTGAGTTAAGCACATTTGCAACAGCCTCTAATCACGCTGGTCACGACTTTAATGTTGCAAGCGTCAGTGGTGCGTTTTCTTTTAGTATTAACGGCTCAGAATCAATGCGCATCGACAGCAGTGGCAACGTGCTGGTGGGTAAGACAACCACTGCCTTTAACACTGCTGGCTCTGTTCTCAAATCTGGTGGTCAAATCACCGCAACAGCATCAGGCGATGCGGCGGCACAATTCAACAGGCTAAGCAGTGATGGCACAATTTTAAGTTTTGCAAAAAGCGGTTCGACTGTCGGGTCGATTGGGGTTCATACTGACAGGATATATTTAGTAAATGCAAACGAAGGCCTTGCTATTGATGATTCTTTGAATGAGATATTTCCCTGCACCAACACTGGCGGCGTTTTGGATGCCACAATCACGTTGGGGAACTCTGCAAGACGCTTCAAAGACGCTCACTTTAGCGGCACAGTAACAGCCACAGCATTTGCTGGTGATGGCTCTGGGCTAACTGGTCTTAGTGGTGAAGGAAGCTCAAAGGCTTGGGCGGCCTTCGAGCAAGCAGGAACTCATTCTTTCCGAGATTCATTCAACTTCTCCTCGCTTTCGGACATTGGCGTTGGCCAAACTCGATTTTCTTTCACAAGCAATATGGCGAACGCAAATTATGCAACAACAGGTATGTCTGGTGAGCAAAGTGGTGGCGGTAACAGAATGATGGGTATAAAAGGCAACTCTGCTGTCCCTGCAACAACAGGATTTGATATTGCTAACTTTGCTTTGTCTACGGCAAGTGCAAGTGATGACACCAGACTTAGTGTTTCGGTTCTTGGAGACCAATAATGCAGACACCTAATTTTAAAGGCAAAAAAATTTTTAAAAGGCTTGATTGGGCTAAATTAAATCTTAAAAAAGTCCATTCCAAGTATGCAGTTGTCTATGAAGAAGGTGTTGATGATTGTGCAAGGATACTTTCTCCTGATCCGAATTGGCTAGCGTGTGCATTACAAGGTGGCATACTACCTCCTGTTTGGGTTTATTGGGTGTTGGCTGAAGATGAGGCTCAACCTGATTTTAAAGAACACACAAGGAAGCATCTTCTTGATGTGGTTGATCCGATTGGTCCGCTGACTGAAGAAAAAGCAATAGAATATTTAATTTACAAAGATGTCCCTAGGAAAGTTTGGGAAAACTGGAACAAAGGGAACAAACCTAAATTGGTGATATGTCGCAAAGACCAGATTCCTAAAAATAGAGAATGGCGAGATGCTTGGAAGATTGCAGAAGATGTTAAGCCTGATCGGGCGTTATCTCTTGAGGAGCAAAATGTATTGGACGTTGGCTCTATGCTAAATGATCTGGTTTACAAAAAAGAAGGAGCTGTATATGCCTGAGGTTTATATACAAGATATTAATGGTGCTATAGCAGACGCTTCAAATGTGACGACCCCATTAGATCGTTATTTCCGTGAAGCGTGGGTATTGAATGGTGCTGTAATCACAGAAGACTTAAACATAGCAAAGGAAATATTCAAAGATAAAATTCGGGAAGTCCGTAAGCCTTTGCTTGACGCAGAAGATATTGTTTATATGAAAGCACTTGAGGCTGATGATGCTTCTGCAAAGTCTGCGTCAGTCGCTCGTAAGCAAGCACTGCGTGATGCGCCAGCCAATTCTGCTATTGATTCGGCGACAACTATTTCTGAACTTAAAGCGGCTTGGGACAGTGATGTTCTAGGCGCAAGCCCATACGCATAAGGAGTAAATTATGGCAACCTACACTTGGGATTTCCCACAAATCGACACAGCCCCCACAGAGGGTTCTTTAACAGACGTAGCCAAGTCAGTACACTGGCGGCTGACAGCAACGCACGACAGCGCAACGAATGAAGAAGGCGCACCGCTTTCTGTCAGTGCATATGGCAGTGCTGGTGTTGGTGAGGCTAATGCCGACAGCTTCACAGCGTTTGACAGCCTGACACAGGAACAGGTGAAGGGCTGGGTGCTGGCATCACTGGACAAGACCGAAGCTGAATTACAGGCAATGCTTGACCAGCAGTTAGACAACTTAATTACGCCACCGATTGTGGGCAAAATTCCAGCAGGGTGGTAACAATGGAAATGGGTTTCTTAGTTGACGTTCTAATAGGTGTTATAATCGGTGGTGGTGCTTGGTATATTAATCACCTAACCGCTAGGATTAATCGGCTTGAGGAACGCATAAATTCCACGAGAGAAACCTTTATCCATAAAGATGAGATGTCAACTATGATGGGACGAATTGAAGATAGGTTTGCTAGGTTAGAAGACTTGCTTCATAGGCTAATGGAAAAGTGAGTCAGGTTCTTGTCATCTTTGTTATTCTGACGCAACAGATGACATTTGTTATAAAGCCTTACGACTTAGATTATTGCCCCAGCTACGAAGAGGCCAGAGCTAATATGAGCCACCTGTATCAAGAATATGATGTGGGATATTGGTCGTATCAATGCTTTGAGCGAGGCAGTAATGTGTGATGTCAAAGTTTGTTGTTGCCTTTTCATTAGTGATGTATCTGGGGACAGGTGATGACCGAAGACCTGTTGATACAAATCTCAGATTTTATAATGTGGATGATTGTCTTTATTTTGCATCTCGCCTTGCTGAACGACACGGTAACTATAGCCATATAGATTTTATTGACCCAAGAGACAGGGTTACGACATACTGTGTGCCTAAAGCATACGACCCAACCCTTGTGGAGATATTCTGATGTTAGCTGAGTTGGCCGCCGCTAATGCCGCCTTTGCTGTTATCAAGCAAGCCGTCACCAATGCTGGGGATGTGGCTAGGGCTGGCTCTGCGCTGATGTCATTCGCCACAGCCAAGGAAGACCTTGAGAAAAGACTGCGCGGCAAGAACAAGGCCGCCGCAAACCAGTCAGACCTAGAGGCTTTCCTAGCCCTAGAGCAAATCAAACAATACGAGAAAGACCTCAAAGAGATTATGATTTACACAGGCCGCCCCGGACTGTGGGCAGACTGGCAGGGGTTTCAAGCCGAAGCTAGGAAAGAACGCCGCGAGGCAGAACTGAAGGCTGAGAGGCGCAAAGAGTTTATGGCTGAGATTGTTGTTGGCTTTCTAGCTACAATAATATTTATTGGTATTGTTGGAACGGCGGTTTATGTACTCAGAGGCTAGATGATAACAGCCACAACTACTGGCTTGATCGGCGAACACATCGCGGCGGCTTCGATCCTGTCGATGGGATGGCGTGTCGGGATGGCACAGCAAGACAGTGTGGATTTGCTGGCTTGGCGCAACAACACATATGTCCGGGTTCAAGTTAAGTCTGCCAGCCCATATGAATATAACAAGGGCGGCTATCGATTACAACTAGGCTCTGGATCTAAGTCAAAGAAATTGCCATCAATACAACTATTCGATATGATTGCGCTGGTTGCTGTGGACCAGCGCCGGGTCAAATATCTAGCCACAGAACAGGTACAACAGTTTACCAAGCGTTGCACCCGGCGGTGGTTTGAAGATCTGGAAAACGAAATCGACAGCTTTAATTATGCGATTGAAATTATCGAGGCACGAAATGGATTGGTCAAGGTATCCTAATTTTAGTGAGGATGAGTTTAAGTGTAGTCATACTGGCAAGTGTGCAATGGATAGTGGCTTTATGGATAAGCTACAGGCATTGCGCTCAGAGCTTGCTGAGGCGATGACAGTGACGTCTGGCTATAGAGACACTAGCCATCCTGTCGAAGCCAGCAAGGGGCGTCCGGGGACGCATACAAGGGGCATTGCTGTGGACATAGCGTGTGACGGCCAGCAGGCGTATCGCATTATGGCGCTGGCAATGAAGCACGGTTTCACTGGCATCGGCGTCAGTCAGTCTGGCGGCGGTCGGTTCTTACATTTGGATACGTTCACTGGTGGGCCGCGTCCGAATGTCTGGAGCTACTGATGTCAGCCAAAGACATATTGGAATGGAAGATACTGCCGCGTCTAATGATGGCGATTATGACGCTGATGAGCTGGCGTTGTGCCGAGTGGTTTATGAAATTGGAAGACCCAACAGCCGCACAATCAGCCTTTGTCAGCGTTGTAATGGGCGCTATGACAGGTGCGTTTGGTATTTGGATGGGAAATGAGGCAAAGAAATGATTGATTTATTAGTCGGCCCTATCACCGGGCTATTGGATAAGTTTATTGAAGACAAGGATCAGAAAGCACAACTCGCTCACGATCTCGCCACAATGTCACAGCGTCATACGCAAGAACAGATCTTGGCGCAGTTGGAAATCGCCAAGCAAGATGCCAAGGGGAATTGGTTTCAGTCGAGCTGGCGCCCATTGATTGGGTGGATCTGCGGCTTGTCGTTGGGCATAAACTATATGATCAGCCCAATCGCGGCAGGCTTCGGCATCACCATACCGCAAGCGGATATGAGCGTGATGATGCCGCTATTGTTTGGAATGCTTGGCATCGCCGGAATGCGTTCCTATGATAAGAAGCAAACCACCGATACCAAGTAATCTTACAGCTCTTTCACTGTTAATGTTTTCTGCCTGACAAATGTTTCCGGCTTGGCAGGCACAACCTTTTCGGGTTGCGCTTTGGTGCGCCGCATCGGCCATTTGATTTGGTACTGCGACAAGCCGATGTTTACTCGCGCCTCATCGTGGTTGCCCATCAGCTCTTTGATCGTAGCCTCGGCCTGATCTATGTCAGCCTCGGCTTGTTTCTTAGCTTCCTTTGCCGCGATGAGATCCTCAAACGCTGTGAGCGCATCCGGCTGGTCGTTTAGATCCAGCGGTTCTGCGTCAGGCTCTGCCTCTGGATAGGCGTGGTTGCCATCGTCTGACGATAGCACCGGGTACATATCGCCTGTCTTGCGGCGTTTCTCAAAGTTGAGGATGGCATCCTCGATGCGCTTTTGCATAACCGCATCAGCTTCATAAACAAAGATCCGCATCTCGATGCCGCGATAGAGTACGCAGACAGCACCCCACTTGTAACCGCCACACATCATCTGCGCCTGTAGTTGCCACAGCCCACGGTGTGCGGCTGGCATCTCTTCCGGCATTGCGCTGGTGACCTTAGCCTCAATGACGCCTATCGTGCTGATGTCTATTTCATCGCTGGTCATGCAATATATACCATTAGCGGTATCAGTCTTGATCGTGCCGTTGGCAACGCCCAGCCCATCGAGGCTGGCGGCCAGCGGCAGATCAGGATGGAACTCCGGCTTGGTTATATGGGTTTCATGATTGCGTAAGCCTAGACGTTTGGCGGCTTCATTGAGAATAACATTCTCAAGGCGGTCACCCCACTCGGTAATCTCATTACCGTGAAACGTAGGCTCGAACTT